TGCCGCAGGAGCAGGGGCCGCTTTCTGCTGAGCAGATTTGGATGGTGCTGCCTTTGGTGCGCTCTTCTGCTCTGGAAGTTCTTCGTCTTCGTCGCCATCAGCGCCACTAGTCTTCGGGATTTCGCCTTGACCAACCTTCTCGAGTAAGTCTGCGAGTTCCTTGGCATTTCTAGGCGGGAACTTGGCTACGATATCGTGGCGCTGATCGAGGATTGCCTGAATTTCCTCTGGTGTTTCGGCAAGCCTGTGGCGCTTGACCAGGAATTTTGAGCTTTCATAGTTGTTATAACCACTCTTGTGTGTGACTTCAACCTGGAATATTAAACAATCCTCTGGATCCCAGAACATGCCGTAGGGTTTTGGGTCATTTTCTGGATCATCGCCAGGACCGTCACGCATCCAACACTCTTCCATCTTATCGAAAACGGTCTTTGGCATTTGATACCACATGACCTTCCCATGAAGATCAGCGGGATTGACGTTCGATGGAGGGAAATAAATATTCACTGCAGACATTGTCCTGGGGAGATATAGCTTGGCGAGTGCTCGCTTTTTGTCTTCAACATCGCACTCTCTGCGAAGTTCAAATCCGAGTTCGCACCAAGGGCATTTAGCTTTATCGAATAACCTTGGACAACCATATGGCCTGCGATCAATCCAGTGAAGACCGCCGCTAACGCAGAACCATGGCATCTTCTTAATTGTTCCATCTTCACCGGGCCATTGGCGCTCATCCATAGTTGCAGACGCTTCACCAGTGATGCATTTCTGGCCTTTGGCAATACCGGGAAGCACTACAAATCGATACTTAAATGTTTCGTTCGGTTTAGTGTTCGGAACCCTAAACATCGCTGGGTCCCTAGAGCTGCCCTTTTCGTCCTTCATGCGCTGGCGCATCTTCTCGAGCATTTTCTTCTTTTCAGACTCTTGCATTTGAAATCTCCTTACGGTGCTGATTGCTCTTGCCTTTTGAATCCAGCCAACGATCGCAATGCCTCAACTTTGAGTTTCATCGCATCGACAATGTTGAAAAGTTTGCCAAGAGTACGATTAGCCAATATTAATTTGCTCTCAATTTCCAATAGCTTATCGTCTTTTTCGACTAGCTCTCGAAGTATTTTCTCTGGTACTTTAACAGACTTTTTCTGCGATTCTTCAATTATTAGATCGTATATTTGTGCTCTTCTACGCTTTGATATTCTATCAAGTTTTGCCACATATGCTTTTTGTTCGCTATAGACCATCGCCCAGAACGCAAAAGTTTGCGGAGCCGTCATCAATGATTCTTCAAGCGTTTCATAGTCGATCGCTAAGTCTGGCCTAAAATCTCTATCTACTACCTGATCCTCACCAATCTCAGCCCTGATACGCACTATACGTTTGGCGATATCCTCTGGCACGTTTTCTGAAAACCAATCCTTCATCTATATTCCCTATATAGTTTCCACTTCTTCCATTGACGCCCAACATAAACTCTAAGAGGGAACGTATCCATTTCAGTCAATGGTCTTAACATCACCTGTGTTGCTTCTTTTATTACGTGCGGCACAAGCCCTGATCTACAAGAGAATATGATTGAGTCATGTGTTTCAGTGAGCATATATGCTTTTAATTTATCAGACAATTTTATTAATGATGATTGCATCGCGTGGGCAACCGTCCCTTGCAATACCGCATTAAATACGCTTTTGGTGTCACGACTACCCAATTTAAATTTTCGACCAAGAGGCGAGCATAAAGAGCCATCCCTTTCCAGCGCGTTTAGCTGATTCTGCATCCACTCTTTTAACTTTGGATATATTTCCAAGATTGGGGAATCAAGATCAATAGAATAAATCGTGCGCATATATAGGCGTTTGCATTCATCTCTTGGAATACCAAGCTCCTCCGATAACATCGTATGTGGATCTGATTTTATAAAACTTTCATTTAACAATTCATCATGAGACAGTAAGGCTGCAGCCCTAATTTCTGCAGCCATCCAATCGCAGCATATGAATAAGTTATCTGCATCTTCCGTTCTGATTGGAGTGTCTTCCGGAGCACCTTGGATGTTATAGTTATGACACCTAGATCTACCAGTATAAGTATCAAGTGCGTAGATCGGTTGTACTTTTATTTCATCGAGAAATATCGGCTTCCTTTCCATTGATATGTATGTGGAGGAACTGGCGCCGAGTAGGTTCCTCCATCTATCTGGTTTAAGGTCAACTAAAGCAATTGAATTAAATAGCTCTATATATCTATTGTTGCTTAGTGTGGGTATGGCGGCTGTTAGTTGGTATAGATTATGATTATTTCGTAAATTAAATGCAATTATATGCGATTTAGCGTCATTAAGGTACACTGGTTCCTGCGATGAGTCCACGATATTCCCAATAGCAAATATGTCAGAGGTTACATCGTATATCTTCCGGTTGGACCCTTTGGCATATAAATAAAAAATTTCCGTCCTGTCGCCAATTTTAAGTAACGACAATAACGGTTTATATGGATATTTTGTGTAGTCGAAGGCTGTTAATAATAACATTATGCGAAATACTTCTTGACTGGTGTTTTACCCTTTTTAAGCCGACACTTGAGGTCGTCTGCCTCTCCTCGTTCTCGCATGTGTGCATACGGATCATCTGTTGTCAACTTGTGCAAGTTCATGTTCCGTCTGCACCCAGCTTTGTCGAGATAGCCGTAACCTCTTATATAAGATACAGGCGCAAGCACCCCCTCAAGTGTTATTGATGCCGCGCCTCTGCATAGAGGGCATTTAATAGAAGGTGTGATTTTAATACTGTGTGCTTCTTCCCAGATCAGCCTACCAGATTTGGCCACAATTATCACAACGTCTTTTAGCTCACTCTTGACATCTGACAATTTGCAACCACTCTGGCATGCGTAATTATATCTTGGCATATTTATGTCCTATGTTATTGACTGCATCTTATCTACTTCGACAATCATTGTGCTATAGTCAACTTTGGCACTGATCGTCTTAAATTTAAATCCATTTCTGTTTTTGGCCACATAAAACCTAAATCTACCAGCAGCATACTCTTCTGAATTCTGATTAATGCTAACCACATAATCAGATGGCATCATCTTACCATACGATTCAGCTGCTCTATTTATATCGATCACGCCGCCTCCGCCCCCTCCGCCACCCTGGCCACCTCCCTCACTCTTTTCCTTCCTAGCGCCTAATTCTCTATTGGTTTGCGTGGCAGTAAAAACCAGAACGTGCTCGCTCTGTGCAAGACCTCTAATCTCGGTTGCAACCCTTTTTTGTCTAACGTAGTCATCTTTGTTGTAATAAGACCTTTTGGACATCATTAGTTCTAGATAGTCAATAATTACAACATCAGCTACCCAATTTTTACTTTTTTTGAGCCACTTTATTATCTGGTATATAGTATCGACACTAATTTCATCTGGTGGAAATTCATATATTATTATGTCGCCAGTATGGCTTGATCTTTCCTTTTCAATCGCCGCTTCAACCTTTTCTTTATTCTGAATTCTTAGAGTTGTCGGTATTCTACTAAAAACTCCTGCATACCTTATCTTGGTCTTGGTTTTCGAAAGTTCAAGTGTAACATGCAGAACTTTAAGATTAGATCTGAAACACATCGCACCAGAATTGACCAATGTCAGTGATTTGCCAACCCCTGTTGGTGCCATCCAAACAAATACTTCCCCACGAGTTGGACCACCTTCGTTAATAAGCCTATCTAGATCTCTGAAGCCAGTCGTTAATTTTTCCTCAAAATCTAGATTGAAAATATCCTTGTAGGTTTTGAAGAATTCATCTCCAGCTTGTGATACATCAACAATTCTCTGTGCGTTTTCGAATATTTCTGAAATTTTATCATAATCGCCACTCTCATACGCGTCTATAGCCTCTTCATCATATAGCAATCCATATGCCTTACTTCTTGCCCAATCAATGACAGTATCTTTAATCGTTGGTATTTCTCTTGGATCCGATGGTCGATCTACTACGTCTAATATTCTTTGATAGTCATCATCCACCGACAATTGCTTCATTGCAATGTCGCGCACCATCTCTCGTGTTGGCATCACTTCATGTTTTTCGTATAACGAGCTGATAATTGCGTGCACGAACTTAACTTCTGGTAGATGGAAATATTTTGTATCTATATGCTGTCCAACAGAACTAAAGAACTCCGGCGCAGTAAAGGCCAAAGATATAATGGCCTTCTCTTCATTTGGCCCAAATGGCCTCTCTTCACTTTTCCCCAATACCTCGTTCATGTCTCAGTTCCTTCTGGGAAATACTTCTTAATTAGTTGATTTACGCGCTTGGTTTTGATATCAAGCGAGCGTTTCATGAGCAGAAGCGCGTCTTTGTAATTAATGAGTTCACTTTCATCAAAGAATATCTGATCAGTGTTCTTGATGTCTACCATTGACATCACGGTTGGTTCCGATGGTGGTTTTTGATTGACGTCGATTGTATAAAGCCACCTGCCTCTTGCACGGACTATATTGGAAACCTTATAGGCTTCCAAGAACCCCACTTTTGCAGACGCTTCAACATAAACTAGATCTCCGATATCCCAGTTAGGCTTTGACGCTGCCATCTTCTTCTCTCCTTTTCCTGTTGGGTATCATCAAATCCAAGATCATCTCTTTGAGCTCCTTAGCTATATTTGGATTGTCCTTAAGATACTTAATGGCGGGCTGCTTCCCCTGTCCAAGCTTCTGCGATGCATAGCTAAGCCAGCTACCTGTCCTTTGGATGATCTTGCACTGCTCACCAAGATTCAAGATGTCAGCTTCTTCGCTGATACCCTTGCCATAATAAATTTCAAATTCAGCTTTTTTGAATGGTGACGCAACCTTGTTCTTGATTATGTGCGCTCTAACTATGTGGCCAATCGGGGCCTCTTCGCCCTTTGATGACAACCTAATACCCTCAACCTTTCTTAGATCAACTCTAACTGAAGCATAAAACTTTAGGGCTCGACCACCAGGCGTAGTCTCTGGGTTTCCAAATGACATTCCTGCTTTTTCTCTTATTTGGTTGATAAAAATCAGAGCAGTTTTACTCTGATTTACAACGCCCTTAATCTTTCTGAGAGATTGTGACATCAATCTTGCTTGCGCTGCGATATGCGAATCACCAATTTCACCATCTAACTCTGCCTTTGGTACTATTGCGGCGACTGAGTCAATGATAATAACATCGACTGATTTCGATTTGCATAAGATTTCAGCGATCGTCAATACTTCTTCACCAGAGTCTGGCTGAGACACTAACAATTTGCTCATATTGACGCCTATATCTTTAGAATACCCAAGATCAAGGGCATGCTCGGCATCAATATATGCAGCTGTTCCACCGGCTCTTTGTGCACAAGCTACCGTCGAAAGTGCAAGCGTTGTCTTCCCGCTACCTTCCGCACCGAATATTTCACATATTCTACCCTTTGGGAATCCACCTATCCCAAGAGCTATGTCTACTGCCAACGACCCGCTAGATATAGACTCTATGTCTTTGATAATTGTACCATCACCTCGAATAATCGCGCCGTCACCAAATCTCTTTTTGATTGCAGCCATGGCATTTTCTGCACCTTGCAAATCTTCGTTTACTTCATTCTCTTCGTTCTCTGGAAACTCAGAATCTCCTTCGCCCTTATTTTTATTTCTTTTCTTCGCCATTTTTAGCCTCCTTTGTTAATTTACGGTTTATATAGTCATTCGGGTTGTATGACGCTATTAGTCTTATCTCCGAAAGTGGCGTTCTAACTACTGTCTCATCTTTGGATATTAATACGTCGGAGCCGATAAAACCAATTACAGACCAGTTGCCTTGTGGTGATGCTGGTCTGCCTGGTGGGCCAGATAAGAATTTAATATTCTTAGCTGACTTAATTTGTACTATATCAAATTGTTTAAGCAATGTTCGATCCTAATCAAATGTAAATATAGAAAGAATGAGGAGACTATTATGGCTCTTAATCCCAATGAAAAAATGCTGCTCGAGGCGATATCGTCCATGCTGCAGCAAGATGCTCGCCTCGGAGTTCCTATTCATAATGAAACCTCACATACGTCGCAATTTAGGTGGGAGGGTATAGACGACGCATTCGCGCTAAAAGCAGCTGAATCGCCGTTTGCCGACTCCCTAACGTCCGCGTTCTTTGCAGTACACAGTCATAAGTACATTGACAACCCAACTTTCAAATTATCTTTCGAGAAAGAGATGTCAGCTAGAGCCGTTCCAATGGAGGAACGACTTCAGGCTTTGAAATACCTCGACGCAATGGTCAATGAACTATCTCCATCAAAGCCGTCAGAGCAAGACGCTGGATGGAATCCAAATATGGATGAGATTGCCGACATGACAAGCCATGCGGATAATAGAAAGCCGCAAACTTCTAAGCCATTCACTGGTGGTGGGCCAGCACCCGAAGGCGATAGGGGCGGTAAGGGTGGGATCTATATGGAAGCATTTGAAGATTCAGTTAACGTAAACACCACAAGTGGAATCTGGAAGGTTACATATAAAGTGACGGCAGATCAAGATCAAAAGATATCGGCGGTGCGTGCTATTAACGAAGAGACTAGTGAATCGATAAATAATGTATATGAGAAACTTGGGATAAACGACGATGATTTATGGTCGGCAATAGATAAGGAAATCCGCGAATAAATGCCTATCCTCAATGAGAAATTGTTGGGTTCATTATCAAACCGCCTACGATATCAGCTCGAACGCATCAACATTGGTGGTATTTCTGAATGGGATCCAATATTTTCAAATGCTTACGGAATGGGCAACGGAAATACATTAGTAATATTAATGCGTCCACTCGGCCCCGACAAGCCAGATATCGCTGACGATGCGCAAAAATCAGAAGAACTGAAAACATTAATTGGTGATATTATTAAGCAAAATAAATTAAATGTGTCGGACTTATCATTTCACAAATGGAATACCGGGTTTTTGGCTGCGGTATCACTAAATGAAGCTTGATTATTTGTATAATATGGGGTTAATCGCCTATAAGGGGCAATTTCTAAAACAACAAGACCCGAATAGACCAGAACTAACTGGGCAACCATTGTCGTCAAGGAGCGGCAATCAAGACACGCCGCTAAAGCCAGAACACAGAAAATTCTTTAATGCGCCATCTCCTGGCACTGCTGGAAAGATAGGGTATCCCGACCAATCGTGGAGTAATATTAAGTCATTCACACCAAGCGGGGCAATAGTCAGACCATATAATTTATATTCACACCACTAAGGAACAATACCCTCGCCACCGCACGCTATACACGCACTGCCCTTTAATTTGCCAGTGCCACCACAAGAGTTACAATTGTGCACCAGATAACCACCTCTTATTAAGTCTGGTGGTTTGCTTTTGCTAGTTTCTGCTAGTTGTTTAAACCTTGTCTGTAGTGCAAGATCACCGCCCGAGTTAACTATCTTGATATCTGTCTGCCCACCTTCATTATCTATAATTTTTTTGGGTAAGATAATAGACCCACGCGACGGAGTAGTCAATTTCTGTTGGTCTTTTACTGTCTCTCTTAATGTGGCTTTTGGTAAGTTATAATTGTCGTGTTTTTCAGCGTCACTGGGAGCGTCAGATGACGGAAGAATGATTGGCTCTGGTTCGGCAACCGCAGTTTTTGCGGTAATTTGATTTCTAGAACCCACTTTTTGAGCTCTAAGTCCAGATGGCAATTTATGTGGTTGTATTTGAGCAGCTGGAGCCGGAGCAGCTGGAGCCGGAGCAGCTGGAGTTATTGCGGCTACTTTGGTTGGCTCGATTAGTATTAGACCATACTTTTGGGCCACTTCTCTGGCTTTGCTGATCTCATCGATCTGCTTTGAAATAGCTGCTTTTATTTTCTTGGGAGATGAATCCTCATGGTCTGAGCATATTGCTACATTATATTCAATACTATCGATGGTAACAGTCATCTTGGTATTTAAATTAGTTGCCGAATCACAGATGGCGCATCTATTTAATAGGTTCATGGAGTTCTCCAATGGATGACAATCGACCATCAAAGGTTGAAATAATTGAAATAGGTTTAGATGAAACCCTAAAATTAGAAATAGAAAGGCAATCAATGTTATCAAATGATATCCAAATTAAACTAAAAGGCCAATTGGATGGTCTAAGACCGCAGCCGATTAACAAGAAAGAAACTGCACAGCGCAAATGGGAGGGCAAGCTCGACATCATTTTCAAGATACTCGATAGCGCACGTGGCGAGACTCCACCGAGGTACGTACCCAAAAATGATCTGACGTCTGCCATATCTTGTGACGATAAAGAATTATCGCCGTTGATGCAAAAATTCAAACAATATCTTAGAACAACTAAAGAAGACAAATGGACGTTAACTAAACGCCACATTAAGAACGTTACGTGTTACTCACTTGCCCCGTTTGCTTAAGATTTTTCATCATTAAACACAGCAATTCGACGCATCTATCAAATCTTTCTTTTCTTTCTTCTACTATCATATTTCTAGGCGACGGATGATATATTGCATATACCTTCTTTTTGATCAATTCTGAGTATGTGAATTTACCAAGTGCCTTAGCGTATAAAGCGTCTGGGCACAATATTTCAAAAGGAACTGCACCAAGCGTAATCACAAATTGAGGGCTTATAATTTCTAGCTCCATGAGCAAGAATAACTTACATTTATCTACTTCGCCCGGTTCTGGCTTACGATTGTCTGGCGTATAACATTTTACTATATTGGTGATATAAAAATCATTTCTCGTTAGGCCATATTTTTCAATTTCTTGGTTAAACTTTTTACCAGCATCGCCAACGAACGGTTGATCCTGCTTGCATTCTTCAAAGCCGGGGTTCTGCCCGATCACCATGAACTTACTTGGCACCATGGTGCTAAAAACGTGCGGATCTATACTTTCTTTATGCGCCACCTGATGCCCGCGCCCAAGTTGACATAAGACGCAATCCTTGCATGTGTCACGTAGCGACCTGAGCATCGTCATTCTAGCATCATTCATGGGAATCCAATCAAAATGAGCTCTTTCCCTTTCCATCCTATCTTCTTCATAATCATACATCATTTTAGTGAAAATAGTTTACTTATACTAGATGCTATATCAAAAAAGTAGTCCCACCTAGCATTGCTGCCAATACAGAATATTGATTTTGATTCTAATTTCTTAATTATTTCAATTGGGGGTGCGCCGTCTGGAAATGCCTCTTTTATAATTGTGTTCGATATTATTCTAAACCTATCTTTAGCTAATAAAGAAAAGACCTTTTCGGCATTAGATACTTCGCTATTGGCAAAAAATTGATATAAATTATTATTTAAAACATTAACCTTCCAAAAAGGAATGGCTACGTCACCTATATAACATCTTTGTGCGCCCTCTAAGTTGAAAACGTCAGTCGCCATCAAAAAGACATGATAGTCAAGTGATTTTAGAACTGAGTCGTCACCAACCAATTCGAGTAACGCGTTTAATGGAATTGTACTAATTATTCTATCGTATGATATTTCTGTGCCATCCGATGTAATAACGCGTTTATCTAATATTCTGATGATTTGTGGTGGAGACTTTAATATTTCATCTTGATATTTTGAGATCAATAAATCGTACAATGATTTAGCAGTCAATTCATAGACGTTAAAGTCTCTACATAGCATATTATAGGCAGCTGGATGGCTTTGAAAAACTTTATCGACAATGGTCGACGCCCACGTTCTTTTATTGAATATTAGCTCGCCGCGATATGACACTGCTACTGGGAAATATTTCTTGCGTAATGGGAGGCCAATAAGTGTGGCCAATCTTGGGCCGTCTTCGCTTGCTTCGATGTGGTTGTCAGATATCGGGATCTGATGTGAGAAAAAACGAGATTTTTTATATGCAATAAATTTACTCTGCTCGCCCAATATTAAGTGAGCGAGAAGTCCATTCAACCCACTCCCTAAGATAATATCAGTCAAGTTTCATCGCCCCAGATTTGATCGGGTCACTAAATTCAGATAAGTCAGGCTTTGGTTCTGCCTTTGGTGCCTCAACTGCCTTTGGTGCCTCAACTGCCTTTGGCGCCTCAACTGCCTTTGGTGCCTCAACTGCCTTTGGTGCCTCAATGATCTTCGATGTTTCAATTGACTTGGCTTCAGACGATTTTGGCATCGTATTCTGAAGTTTGGTATTCGGCGGTCCAAGCTTTGGTCTGCCACTATTACCAGGCGATAGGCACCGCTGACATACTACTATATCTTTACCATCTTTAATCACAATGTCTGACGCGCCAAATTGGATCAAATTACCACATTCTGGGCATGTTGTTATATATGCAATTGGCAATACGCCTCTACCTGACTCGTCATGTCCTTGGCCATCGTAATCTTTCCCATCCCACTGTACTGGTCTAGATTCAACTTCAGCGCCATTAACAAATACGTGGCGTAAACTATACGCTAGAACAGTTTTATCAGACATATTAACTTTCTTCTTCTCGCTCATGACCAATCTCCTCCTTTACTCTTAGTTTGCTCCATCTTAGCAAAAACCTGGTTTTTGCAAGATAAACACACATTAAAATCCATGAATTTTCTTTCAACACCCGCATGTCCATCCGAACTAACATCGGCTTTATCAACCATAACCCTAAAATATACAAACTTGCTGCCGCTTATATATAGCGGGCATAAATCACATTTAATACTACCAGCTTTGAATTTATTGATGTTCTTTTTACAACTTTCCAATCTGCTGCTATAGCACGATGGACAAATGTCGAATGATCCAATCAAGCCTCCTGGCCTTACTGATTGTCCAACATTATTTACTTCGATTGCTCTCCACTCTTCTGAATAATATATAAACTCATTTTTCAGAACCATACCGCAAATATCGCATCTGATGCCGTCTTTAGATTGGAGCAGCATTCTTCTTCTCCAGTGGCAATACAATTGAGCCTGATCTAACGTTAAAGCTCAAATATTCTTCTTTCCAAGATACTCTCATTCTAACTCCCATGCCTTCCTTGAATATATTCTCGTCATTGATAGCAAGTTCATCGGGCCACACCATTACTTTGGCAATTTCAATACCATCTGTGACATTTAATTGTTTAAATGCTCCGTTTTTGCCTCTCCTAGTATCAATGCTATCAATCACCGCCTCAAGAATCCCAGTAGATCTAGCATCATCTATAGTTTGGTTGGCGCAATTATATATACCAAGAGGCGAGCTCCAATAATATCCAAGATATTCCTTTTCAAATTTTAGCCTTTCCTCATATGAAAAATCTCCGAACATTTCTTCGAATTGTTGGATTGTCGGATTGTTTTTCGGTTTCCATTTTTCTATATGAGCTGGTATCTTCTTTTTCCTAGGATAATTGGCTAGAAATTCTTTAGTCTGTCTCAGCCTCTCTTTAGCAATATTCTCATCGCTCCACGCTAATTTGGCCGCCACTTCTTCTTTAACGATCTTGGTGTCATTCCCAGATCCATATTTATAAAGATACCAGTTCCATAATGCTTTCCTATTTGGGTGTAATTTATCAAATGCGCCGAGTTTAATTAACCGCTCAAATATTATTTTGTTCTTCGATGCTTGTGACACAAATTCATCAAAACTGGTGCAATCGCGGTCGCCTTGCGCTTTTAATGCAGCTTTATCGCCAATGCCTTTAATGCTTTCTAACCCCAAAGTAATTGTATCCCCGCTGACCGAGAAAGTCTGGCTAAGCTGGTTGTAGTCAAGGGAGCCGAATTTCACTCCCTCAGATCTAGCGATTCCCATATACTTAACCAACTTTTCGCGTTTGCAATTCGTCATGACCGATGCCCACCATTCTGTTGGATAGTGGGCTTTCAACCACAAACACCTAAATGTAATAACTATATAAGCCATTGCATGTGAATTTGCTTGTATTGGTTGACCATCCTGTGGTGAGGTTATGTAATTGTGCTGAATAGATCTCATCTCTGGCGAATATGTCCTCTTAACTCCGATATATCTGATGCTCTTAATATAGCATCCGCTACGATTTGCTTCCTTACCAAGAATCTCGTTGCCCCCCTGTAGAGATATCTCAGGATCGGTTTGCACTGTTTTAGGCCAGACCACGCCACAGCGTTCATCCTCTCTGAATATTCTGTTATCTTGCTCACTCTTACCCTGCAGTGCTTGATTATCGCGTCCCTGAATCCTTTTACTACTTTCGGAGATCCGCAAAATTTTACCATAGGATATCCCTTGCCATTTACGATAATCGTTCCGTCTCCATCCATAAGCCCTCTCAGAAGATGGGAAATAAACCGCATGCGTGGCATTATCTCCCGTCCTTCTTTTCCCTGAATCACACCATATTTGCTTAGGTCCGCTAATAACATCCTGCTGCTGGCTGATATCCTCGATTGCGGACCAGCACGCTGTTTCTTGCAGATTACCATCTTCCTTGGTGTTTTTATATCTTGGCCAAATTGCTCCACCAGCAATTGATCTTTCGAATTGAGCTGCAAACTTACATATCCCCTCCCGTTGTGAACGTACCCATCTGCTATCAACATCCCGATCCAATATGCCTTTTCTGGCGAATCTATCTTCGAAAAGTAATAATGGTTCACACTGTTGGATGCTTGAGTTATAAATGATCTCTGTACGCCATGCTTTTTTATTATTCTCCTTATCGTTCCGTCCGATGAAAATGCTCTTATGTCGTTTTTTATTTCTTTGTATGATGCACCCTCCTGGTACATCCTTACCACTTCTTTCTCTATTTGCAGATTTAGCTTGTGAAACATATTCTCCTCCAGTCATGCTATCACTTATATATTTGATTGCATGACCGGTCTTCAAGAGAGACTTAACAGTTTCCATGTTGCCATAAACATTCATAAATTTATGGCCAATAGTCACGTTCTGCGTAAGCCCATTACTAAACATAACTTGATATATTGGCAGCATGCCATTGTAGTGTATATTGACCACATCGTCGGCTACTAGTTCACCATTATTAAATGACAACAGCTTGAACGGCTTTGGATTTAGATATAATTGTTCTATCGTCGTCCTTTCTAATGTTATTGGATTGACAATGGTCGTGTCGCCGTCTAGGCAGGCATTGAAGCAATATCTAGCAAATGACTCTATTTTACCCCACCACTCAACCGCCTTATCGTGCCCGATTGTTTTGGTAGCCCCAGCAATCATCTTGTCTTTGATCTTTTTTAGTTGATCGGCCCACTTCTTAGCTACAGCCTTTCTCGCGGCTTCGGCTTCTGGTACTGTGAATCCACATATTTTGATGAAGAACTTGCTTAGTTGCTCCTGAAAAACTATAATCCCGTAAGTGTCTGATAAAATTTCTACTATTTTAGGGTCCTCTTTGGTTTTCCAATCATCATTTTTGGCGTCTCTTCTTGCAACATAATCGTTGACCAGCGGTAAAGGTCCTGGTCTACCAAGAGACGTATAAATAACCATGTCATAGAAACTTTTTACACCATGCCCCTTTTGGATTATGCTTTTAGCGAGATCTGTTTCAAATTGGAATATGGTCTCTACTCTTCTCTTATCGGCCATATCTAACGCTAGGTCGTCCTTAAAACTTATGGCGCTCTTGGTGCCATCCGGCAATATTTCCCACCCGGCCCTATCAACCTCGGGGTCCATATCGCCCCAATCGATTATAACTCCGCGATTTTTCTTTATAAACTGTTTGCATATCCATATATGCAAAAGGTTGGTTAAGCCAAGTATGTCAAATTTTATAAATCCAAATTTTGACAGTTGAGTGCTTTTGCCTTCCGTCCACGCCGATGTCCATTGCCCTTTTGGTCCAGATGGGCTTTTAGTAAGAGGAATATAATCACGTACTGGTACGCTTGATATTATTAACCCACCTGCATGTCTTCCTTGGGACCTAATTAATTTCACTAGCCTATACGACATTTTGATTACGCTGTCGTTATTGTCCGCAAATGTCTTAAAATTCGGGTAGGCATTACATGCCGCTTCAAAATCCATATCGTCGAATTCATCTGGTAGTTCTTTAGTAAGCCTCTGCGCTTCTGTTGGGTCAATCTTCATTACCCTACACACGTCTGTTATCGCCAACTTTGGTTTATATGTCTGCCACAACCCAACACTACATACGCGATCCTCACCATATTGTTTTGATGCATATTTTTTAATATGATCGCGTGCTATCGGTAGGAAGTCAGTATCAATGTCTGGATAATCTGGTTGATATACAATATTATGTGGTATGCTGCGTTCTATTGGGTTGATGCTGGTTATCCCAAGAAGCAGTGGAAATACCAACCCATTATGGTTGGTGTCGAACGTTCTTTTACTATCATATAGGTCAATCCAATAATCCTCAGCACCCTGTAACTCTATTTGGTCTAATTCATATCTTAACCTTCCGGTATATTCTGTAGTTCTACCCTTAAACCTCGTGGCGAGGGTGTTGGCCGCCAATCTTTTCAGTTCCTTCCACGTCATGAGCTACACAGTTTCCTAATTTCTTCGTTTCTTTCGAACGTTATTGATGCATTCTTTTCTATTATAAGCTTTCTGATTTCATCTACTAGTTCTTTATTTGATTTTGGCAGTTTTAGCCAATTATCGCCCTCATGCCTTAAGATATCACATACATAGACGTTTGGTGTTGAAATTATTATTGGTGTAACATTCGAACCAAGTAAAGCAAATTTAACCGCCAATAATTCAACATAATTAAGTGTCGAATCTGATTTGACTTCATGCACATACGATCTAATTTCACTACCTATCTTAATTATAACAGCGAACTTCGACCCAGTCTTTTTACTGACTATCCCACCAGTCTCAATTTTCATGTTTACATTCCTAAATTATTCGTGGGAATCCATGGTTGGCATCACTGATGCCATTAATTATCTTAATTAATTGGTCTCTTGAGCTATGTATGTTTCCCGATTTTGATAATAAGTTTATCTCCTCCCTGACGGCATCTTTATCCATTGCATTTTTGGCAATATCAACATACGTTAATGCTAATGGCCTTAGCGTGCAAATAATTATGGCCGATAAATCGTCAATCGCGACATCAATTGCTGATTCATTGTCGTTCAATGCCAGCACCAAGCTACTTGTTACATCTGGCCACTTAAATAGTGTAATATAAGCGCGAATTGGCAAGTCGTCTCCAACTATGCGTATGTAGTTAGCTTGTGCATGTAGGGCTTTGGCCACCAGGTCTCGGAGTAGGCTTAACTTCTCTTTGGTCATGGATAGTTAATCCTAAAATTTCTCTAGCTATTTTAAGCCCATTAATGGTTCCTTGTATTAATATTTTATCGGTTGGCAACAAATTCAATGGTATTCTCTTCTGGTTTGATAACTCCCACACATCACCTTTTCGATCATCATACATTTTGACTAATTTTCGTAATGTATCACAGGTTTGTGTGAAACCAATCGACCTAAACAAAAACCTTAGTTCTGACGTATATTGCTTATGTGTAATGCTGATATAAACATATGATTCGCCCCATACTTCATTTGAATCTTTATATGATCCATCTGGATCAGCCATTATACTAATGGCGCAAAATCCTCTTCTAAGCAGCTGGTCAATTTCTTTATACATTATTCCATTGATACTTTCAGCATGTTGCCGCCTCGAGACGGCGACATGAACCTATTAAATGATAGGTGCCACTTTAATGGATCAAGCTCGTGGATCCCGATTAGAAAACAAACCAATGATCCGCCAGCGCTACCTCTGGCAGGACCAACATCCCATCCACTATTAATAGAATATTGTATTAAATCTCGAATCACTAAAAAGTATGGCGCGAAGCCTTTCGAGATGATCCGACTTAATTCTATCAGGGCTTGCTCTTTATGGGTGACCATCTTTCCATCAACTTCATATTTCTTCTGGCTATTATATAACTCCTTATCCTTGAGAGCATTTAATACTAAAACTGTTAGTTTATCACTAGCGTTTTTAATGGCTGGTAATTTTGGTGATAGGTCTGGTTTAAACCCATCGCATTTTTCTGCAGCTTCAACAGTGTTATCGCAAATTTCTTCAAATTTAGCCTGACTAACATCTGCATTATAGCCATGCTCGTGGAATATAGCCCTAAGATGCGATCTGCTCTTAAAATATTGCTCGCTTGAATTGGTGGTGAATAGCTCAGGATCATCTAATGTCTTTTTTTGGTCAACCGCCATCATGCATTTTTGAACATCAAAGTCTTGTCTGTGAATATAATGGCAATCATTAGTTATGACGGCTTTTATGCCAAATTCATCAGACCATCTCGCGCATGTCGCGAAAGCTTGGATTGACCCGTCAAGGTCTTTACCCGGCATTTGCATTTCAATATATAGGTCCTTCCCAAATATTTCGCGCATATCATTTAACCACTGTCTGGCCATCTCTAAATGCCTACTTGCTTCCGAATTTTGGCCTTTAATGGTTAATTCGTGTGCTGCCCTTATCTCGTGACATACCGGACCATTCATACACCCACTAAGAATAATTAGCCCGTCTTTATGGCTATCAAGTATATCCATCCAGATTCTTGGTTTATAATAATGGCCAATTTCCCATGCATTGGTAGTCATATGGATTAAATTTTTATACCCAACTTGGTTTTTAGACAAAACAGTTACGTGTCTATGCCTGCGTAATAATTCATATTTTTCTAGGTCCAACAATTTCAAAGATGACCATTTATTACCACTTTTTTGGAATTCCTGTAGTTCATTGTGGTGATCATTATAATATATCTCACATCCTGGTATGAATTTTATCTTATATGTTTTGGCCGCAAAATAAGCGTCTGGGAAAGATGCAAGACACCCATGATCGGTTATGGCAATAGCTGACATACCAAGTTCTCCGCACCTTTTCATATAATCTTCTGGTGATGCAATACCATCAAGAGCTGAAAATATAGTATGTGAGTGCAGATGCACCAAATCTTTTGGTCCTGGATATTTAATCTCTATATCATCTATTGCGTCTGGTGTTCTGACATCTTCCATAGTGGCTCAAATACTCTCTGTATATGTTTTGGGCCGCCCCTGTTACGAGGCGGCCCAAAACTGGCCTCAGACGGGACGCTGCTTAATTAAATAAAAAATTTCTGATTGTATCGTATAAATCTCTATCGCCAGGATCAACTAAGTTGCTCGGAAGATAGTTCCACCATCTTGCGAGTATTGAACATTCTCGGTCATTTAGCACGATTGGTTTGCTAACCTGGGTAATTTTCCTTTCCATTGCCCTATCTGCCGCAACTATATCACCGATGAACTGATACCAACATTGCGCGGCTCGTGCTTGGTTTGGCGTTAATACCATTAGTTTTTCTGTTGCTCCCCTCATGATTCACCACCATTAAATTGCTAATAATAAAATACGTTGCGTAGTCTAAATCTTCTTTGCTTTATTTTTGTGCTCCTAAATATTTACGCTGCTTGCTCGCGACAAAAATACTGGTAGGTTGAAGTTATAGGAGGCACCATGCGTTCTATTCTCGCTATTATCGCTGTCTGCATGCTGTTCGTCGGATGCACTAGTTTTGATGACTTTGGCCCCGGTAATATTATGGCCACAGAAAACCAGGTCAATCTCGAGAAAAATGTTGTCCGCCAGCTGAACAACTTTGAAAAACTAGCTAAAGCTAATCCGGAGTGGAAGCCTGAGGATCAAGTGATCTTTGATGCCCAGAAGAAGGCTATTATCGAGCAATTGACTATCAACTATTGTTGGCTTCTGGTCATTAAGGGAGCTGCAGAGTCTGATACATTAGACCCTGCGTTCTTCAGTAGCGTAATTCAGGAGCTACCGGCGTGGGTAGCCCAAGGCAAGCAGATTTACGATCTAATCGAATCGAAGAGAGGTAAGTAATATGGGTATTTATGATCAGCTTGGACTAGATAAGAAGGTCGACCTCAATTCCTTTTCTGCCGATGACGCAGCTAAGGTCTTCGAGGAGGCTGCCGCTAAGCTTCGCAATTCTAAAGCAACCAAAGAAACCATCCAGACATTAACAGCAGCTGGTTTCACAGTTCTCAAGATCCTGTCTATGTTCGTAAAATAACTCTTGTCTGCTTTGATACTCTGCTTCCTTCCAACCGCATCCCAGCCTTGCCCAGCGTATGTGGCAGAGCCGGTTAGAAGAGATATCAAAAAGGTTTCGAAATCGTTAAAGAGGATCGAAATCGAAATGATCTTTAGATATCTTCTTCACGGTGGTTCTAAACGGTTCGGCGATTCTTAATTCGCTTCCCCGACCCGGCAGAGGCTCAACCGCCGAGCGCCTCTCACGCTCGAAACTCCCTTTCGAGAGCCACCTCAGGATGCACATGGTCCCGGCTATAAGCAGTTCGAATTCGCCGGGGAGCACTCGCTCCTGCCAGGATTTTACGACGCCTTTGGCGAAGGCCCGCTCATGAACTGGTTGTTTTACGCCTAACCCGCCGAAGACCTCCGGCGCCTTTAGCCCTTATCAACGGGCGCGGGCTAAAGGAGAACGTTTTGAACGGCGCATTTTTACTTTTGTTTTCGCTTCGCTTAGTAATTCTTTTAACTACTGGTTCAATTTTTGCCATGAATTTCGGTATCGTTTTCACTTTGGCTTTATATACATCAGAGACGTGCAAAGGCATTATATGAAACAGCTAAGTTAGATGCTTTTGTATTTTGTCAATAATATCTTGATATACCTGCTCCAAATCCGCAATATGTGCATATTTGCTTTGTATATCTTTAGATCTAAATTTAATCAGATAACACTGCATCGTCTCGTTATCTTTGTATTGCTGCGCGAGTTCATTTAATTTGGCATCATCAAGCGGTTGGCCAGGGAACACATGATTATATAGAGTCGCTATTTGTCTAGCGTTTGAATTTATCTCTCCACTATCAGATAGGTACTTAACGGTTCTTTCCCCAGCGTCGATCACATCTTCATCGGGAGAAGTTCCCTCTTTCTCGAAAATATGAGCCAATTCGTGGGTGATGATTCCATTGATATTAGGAATTGCACGCTTTGGGTCTTTTAATATCACATCGGCGTATAATCTTATTGCGCTCCCATGCGCTTCAGCATTAGTCTTACCATCAGCAGATTCTGGGTATACTACTAGATAAAATTTTCCGTCTGGATCAATATCTTTAGGCAATTGAATTTTATTTCCATGTAATATGCCATTCTGACCAGCAATCGTATATAATATCTTGCGCAATTCTGTCGGAGTGCTTGGTTTCTGCTCTAGAGCACGCTTTATAATATTTAATATAAAACGCGATCCGACAGTGACCTTATCTTCTTCAAATAAAACACTAAGTTTCACACATTAATTTTGATCATAACGCAAAGATATTGCATGGATCCTAAAGACATAGCCAAATTAATAACTGAAGACCCAGATGTGCCAACGGCATCAGATGAGGGGTCGCAGACATATGAAGATGAAACTGGCTTATATGAAATAAACATCAGAAAACTTTGGATAATAACCAAAAACAATCCTATAAAGTTCGTCAGCACCAAATCATTATATAAAAATCTTATAAAGAGAGGATGGCAATTTGGAGAAGATAGCGAATGGGAAGCGAGAGCAGATCTTAATTACCCGATAATATTAGATGAAACTGGAGATTTAATAGATGGGACGCATAGGATAAGAAAGGCATTAACTATTGGTGCAAAGACAATCAAAGCAACTATCGCGACTATCGATCAAATAAAGGAAGCGTCAACGTGGATCCCAAAGACATAGCTAAACTGATCACTGAAGATCCAGATGTCTTTTGTGAATTAAGACAACCGATGGTTGGATATTTAAAAGACACCTTCCCAAAGGTTCCGGATTATGTCATCAAAGATTTTATATATCCTATAATAAAAGATGATCCAAAATGGGCTAAAGAATGGAAATCAACATGGTTATCTGATTCGACATGGAAATTAGAAACAATAACCGTTACTTTAGACATTTTTATTCCTAGAATACGTCAAAAACTCAAAAGAAGAATTGAAGGTGAAAACCCAGATTTGGTTCCACGAGACGCAGAAAGGCATCAAAAGCAAAAAGAAATAATAAAAGCAGGACCATCAAAAGAACCGATAATAATGATAAAGCGCAACGATGGCTATGAACTGATTGAAGGATGGCATAGAACAATACAGTCTTTGTTGGCGTGGCCAGAAGGATATGAACAAGCCGCTTGGGTTGCATATCCTTCTGGTGAATAAAACTCGGTGCGTTTTACTCTTGGAGTATACAATGATCGATCCCAAAGACATAGCTAAATTGATTACCGAAGACCCGGACGTGCCACAAGAGCAGGACGAGCAGACTGCAACGCTCGACGACCGCACCTTCGGGAAGGGCCACGATCCCAAAGATCCGAGTGGCATGAGAGAAGAAGACAGGATAGAAAAGGCAGCAAAATCCTTGGGATATATCGACACAGACAAAAGCACTGGAGAAAAATTCTGTGGTAATTGCCACAAACCAATTGGATCATTAGATAAACCATTGTCTTTAGCGTGTAATAGTTGTAAACGTCCATTAAAATATGCAAGCCGTGCAGATGCGATGAATGCCGCAAAAACACAACCAGCTCAACAACCAGCTCAACAACCAGCTCAACAACCAGCTCAACAACCAGCTCAACAACCAGCTCAACAACCAGCTCAACAACCAGCTCAATCTCAAGCCAAGAAACAATATGTCGCTTGGGTAGAAGAACAATTTCATGCTGCTATAGAAAAACTTAAAAAGCAGAGGGAAAGTGGGCAGATGACTGGAGAACAACAAAAAGCCTACCTACCAAAGTTGAACGAGTGGTATAAAAACGCGTTACAAGCGGCACAAAACAATAGTTAGCAATTGATCGAAGTGTTAGTTCTTGGGCAGACCGATGAAATTAGCTGTATTACTTGAAGATGAACGATACACACCTAACTTCGTAGATCTCTTAATGTCCGAATTTGAAGATCTTGGATATAAAGTCGACGCTAAACATGAAATAGGATTGACTGCCGATCATGATTTTAGGGTGTTATGGGTTAGTAAGAAAGACAACCCACACATTATAGCAAACATTGGAACGCACGTACTGTATTTCTCAAACGTCAAAGAAATAATAATTAACATATCAAAAGATGACAAAATAATTGATAGTTTTGCGGTCCCATGGGATCCATATAAGCAAGGAAATACTGAAGATTTAATAAAGACCGTTTGTGATCGATTAGATAATCAAGATGTGCCAAAACCAATGAAAGTTGATGGCCCTGTTCCATCAGACAACCGCCACGTATATCACATAACTAATCTAGAAAATGCCCTGCAGATTGCAAAGCAAGGCTTATTAACACATAGTCCATCATATGGAACTGACCAGGAAACGTGGCCAGACGGCACATCAGGAAGAAGAAGTTATTGGATGAACAGTGCTGAACACATATGGCAGTTCGCGCCAGATGAAGGTCAGGCAGTGCTCTTAAGAGCACGGCTAGACCATAATTTTGAAATAGAACACACAACAAACGACTATTATGCCACAGACACAATCTGGCCACACCTTATTGATATATATTGCGAGGATGGAAAGTGGCATAGTTTGGTATAAATGGTGCATGATGAATCCACAAGATGCTAACTTTATAGACCCATGTAACCCAGTGAGATGCAATAATCTGCATACTGCGGATTGCAACGACAATATGGTGTACTGTCAAGATTTAGATGAAACTATAGGTATGGTTGGTATATCAAATTTGATAATCATCAGATTTGGGAAATATACTATTGTCGCGCACCGCAGCAGAATAGAAGATGTCAAAAAGATGATCGACATATTTATAAATAAATAGCGTATGATTAACTTTCCAAAAAGAAATGTAGCCCAGCCAGTAATCCAACCTTCCAAAAACACTGAAGTAGTTGTTTCACACCAGCAGCTTCCAGAATCCCAAAAACAAGTAAAACACTCATGCCCAGGAGCTATATGGAACGATAAGTTATATCCATCAGAATTATGGCAGATGCATGATGACTTAGATAAACTCGCTTATAGGAAATTATCGCAAAAGGAAGCTGACGAAATTAGGGAGAGAATTTGTGTGTCGTTAAGTCAAGCCGAATTGATAGCCGATGATAAGTTATTTAAATTCGTGCAAGACTCAATAAATTCAGTTGGGATCGACCAATATTCCAATATGCTTAAACAAGCAATGACCTCAGACTCGCAGATATTATTGGCTCTTAGATGTTATGCGGCTGCGACGTCTGAATTTCGCGCTCGAGACACCATAGAGATATATTCAAACAAGAGTATGAACTCAATTGAGTTTTTCCCATCATCTTGCCAGGTAGACTCTACCTGCCTAATTGACAGACCTGAATCTGATGACGATGACCCATATTGGAGGTCTAAAAATCATAGTAGCTCAAAGCATCGCAAAATTAGAAGTATAATGACTGACCCAGAACCAACCGAGAGAGACAAAATGCCGTCCTCTATCGCAGGGCAGATGTCTAACATATTAAGCGGATTCGGAATCAATGTCCAAACTAATAGAGATGCTTGGGACGTACTAAGTGTTAAATCTAAAACATCATCTGTTGAAGACCGAATCATCTCGAGAATCGCATATTTAATCATGAATGCCAATGTGCGAAAAAATATAATAGCTAATCATAAATTAGCGGGACCAGCATAAGTTGGTGGCGGACTAAACTAATGAATCCAAAGGATCCTAAAGACATAGCTAAGTTAATAACTGAAGACCCAGACATTCTGTCTGAGGAATATTGTAATTCGTGTGGTGGGTGGGACAAGAAACAGGGTGGTACTGGACATAAATATGGTTGTCCTAAAGGTGGTGCTGGTACACCAATCGCCGCTTTGGTTGATGACACCAAAGAAATAGCATTATCAATACGCGATCAAGTAATAAATGCACTTCACCAAAATAAGAGTGGATGGTATGTTGAACCATGGGTAGATGCCCTTAATAAATATCTAACTAAATATACTTTAGCAATGTCTGTTGATGAAAACGACGACGTTAAACTTACGTTATACGACTACATCGATGATCCTGTTGCTATGAATAAACCAGGAATAATGGTTGGTATACCAGATATAGAACGAGCTGAGATATATGCTGCTAGTAAAAATATGGTAGCTATTGATCATGTTTGTAAGAGAATGACCGAAATGATGGCTGATGCTTATAAAATGGATACCAAAAGCTAATGGAACCAGCAGATATAGCTAGGTTTATTACAGAAGACCCAGATATACCAAATAGGCCAATGCTATATATGCCAATTGGACCTTCTGGTATTGGTAAAAGTACATTTCTAAACAAGCTTAAAAGACACAATCCAGATATTGAAGTCTTTTCGCTTGATATTCTTCGCCACCGCTGGTACGACCCAAAAGATTATGCTGTAGCTTGGAAGAAATCGTCTGAAGACTTGCAATTTTCAAATAAAGCTAATGATGAATTTATAAGATTGATTCAAACTGGGAAAGACATATATGTTGATAATACCAATCTGACACCTAGGCGTAGGTCTTTTTATATTGAGAACGCTAAGAAATTTGGATACGTAGCTATTGCAATAACATTCCCAGGCGCGGACGTCGAAACTCTGGTAGCTAGACAACTAACGCGTGGAGACAAGAGAGTGCCGGAGGATGCCGTGCGTGGGCAATTTAATGCTCTGATACCACCAGAGGAAGAAGAATTTGATTACACCATGCAGGCATCATAAATATCTTACTGACGACAGGCTCACTCGTAAGTCATAGGACTAAATATGAAACTAATACAATTAATTGGCGAAGGCTGGGATGAGATGGGCATACAAGATCCTGGGATATATGATGTTATCGAAGCTCATGACCATTCGATTTCGAATCAAAGTGAAATATTAAGAAGCAAACAGTGTGGGTGCTTCTACTGTGGTATGATATTCCCACCATCTGAGGTCACCGATTGGATGAATGAAAATCCACATCCTAAAACCGGTAAGCCACGCGAACCGACTGCCCCATGCCCATATTGTAACAAAGATACTGTGATAGGAGATGCGTCAGGATACCCAATAAATCAAGAATTTCTAGATAAAATGTATGAACATTGGTTTGGAAGATGAATGTTTGTTTTGATGGGCCATCTGGAGTGTATTAGAAGATGAACACTATTCCAGAAGATATGGCGAGATTAATCACTGAAGATCCTGATGTGCACGATTCAGATTATATATCGGTGATCATTACGAGCACTGGGGACATCGTAAGATATCGCTTCGTGATCGAAGGAAATGAAATGGGCTTGAACGATGCGCGCAGGTTACTAGAACGCGCTGGATTTTCCGGAGCAGAAGCCATAGAATATATTCGCGCTCTGCGAGAGAAGAAATTTGTCCAACAACCTGATGGTACATTAGAACCAATTGATGAAAAGCAACCAGTGCGTGAGTCAGATATTTCAATAGAAGGGAAAGAGTGGTTTAATATACTAAAAGATAAAGAGCAAATCATAATAAAACAAGCGCTTGCAACTACTTCTAAGATCTCAGCACCACTTTGGCACTTTAGCGATCTGGCTGTTCGCCAATTTGTTTCTGATACATTCAATTTCACAAAATTATGTAACCACGTCGAAAAACAAATTGGGTCGCCACGTGATAGAATAATGATGGGTGATTGGCTCCATAAAGCCAAAAACCTAGGGTATATTACTGATATTGATCATAATTTTGGCGTAAGATATATGATAGATAATTTATATTTTTAGGCTTGAGATAAATGAAACTTACATCACAAACATCAGGTCCAGACGGAAGCATCATTAAGACTATGTTATGCCTAAAATGCCAAAAACCATTCTTGACCTGGGCTGGTAGGAGGTTATGTTCAGGATGCACCAAAATCAACGATAACGAACGATGTTATAATAGACGAACAATGTTTGGTTCAATGCGTGGTTTAATTAAAAAGAAATCATATAGTGTCTAATTATGGATGCAATAACACCTATTCTACCATTCTCGCTATGGGTATACAGAGGGAGAAATGTTGTGGTAACATCAAGTAGGATATGCGGAGACTTATGGGAAATAGAGTATGTTGATTCTGAGAAGATTATTAAATTAATTAAAATAACGTGCGATGAATGGGTGAAGAATTCAATATTTATAGATCAAGTCGACGATATATAATTTTATGGTTAACCCAAGGATAATTCACCTATTGTGTGGTGGACACAATTCTGGGAAGACGACGTTTGCTAGATATATGCAAATTGGGAAGAAGAATATTTATAGAATATCTATTGAAGAACTTGCTTTTAGCATAGGATTCGGAGACAACGACTATGAGATCCTCCAGCAGCTCATTGCATTTTTTATAGTTAGAGGAGATATCATAATAGATACAACGATATATAATAAACTTTCACATAGGAAATCGATAATCGACATAGCAAGAAAACTTGGGGCGGCAATATGCGCCTATGTTGTAACTCGCCCAATTGATCAATGTTCCAGTGATGATTATACAAAAGAAGAAATAGAAGAAAGTCATGATATAGATATGCCGAAATTGCTCGAAGGATTTTCCAAAGTTATAACTGTATCGTGGATCCAATCGATTGACTTAATCTCAGTCGATAACACCATAATTAATGCTAAACCAATAATTACGGTTATAGAGCACATTCCAGACAATATGCCTATATCTGTTAAGCAAAAGAAGAAAATAATCAAACATAACTTGGAACGTGGTAGGCAAAACCTATTTAGGCCAAAACCATGACAGAAGAATTAACACCGTCTCCGCCCAAACTGCCATCCAGGGGGATGAAAGATGGCGACCAAATCATCGATGGTAATGGTAATATATTCGAGTATAATACTGAGCATGATACGTGGGTATACAAGGGCAGGATTGAATCTCCAGATCTTGTTACTAGATATAACGATGGTTTGGTATACCCGTCGCTTTATAAGAGAATGTTATTAATTCAAGAATTAATAGACAAAGGAATGGATTTTGGTTTATTCAAACTCGATACTCCAGGTGACATTCCTTATTATTATTTCTTCTATTCGTCTGATGATCTAATAAGATTTTATCCAAGGCCAAATGGTAAGTTGCAAATTGAACTTGATAGGAATAGGTTATACCAGAAGCTCCTACGTAGTTGTTGTGCCGGTCCGAAAGGACAAGTTGGGTTAAAAGGCATAACTGGTAGAGATGGTATACCAGCAGAGCGCGAGCGATATTTCCTACCAACGCATGCTTCTGACAACCAGTTTGAATTTGAAACTACAGTCGACACACCAATAGATGCGGACATATCACTTAGATTATATCGCGCCAATACGATCCTAGTTGAATATTTAATTAGGATATCTGGGGGGACGTCGCCAATCGTAGTTGGTGGAAGCGAAAGTCAGAACCTGACTGATCAACAAAAACAAGCGTCTGAATTAGAATATGAGGCGCATGGAGATGTACAAAATAACAATATAGATGCGGCCATTATTAAACTAGAAAGTATAGTCTCACTTGGGATTGATGTCGTTAGAATCCAAGGAATAATTGATAGTCTATTAACTGCTAGTGTGTGGCCAGAAGAATCGAAGCCTCTCACTATTATAATATATGATAATAGAATAGATATTAGTATCACAAATACTGAAATCAATTTTGATCATAGCACTAATAAGATATGGGGTACACTATCGTTTACTAAAGGTGCTAGTGATATTTCAAGTTGGAGATATAAAGTAAGGCAGAGAGGGCCAAAAGGTCAAGCTGGAAGGGATGGCTCGCCATTTTTGTTTGTATCAAACCAAATACTTGCAGATACATCGATACAATCTGGGTCAGTCATATCTAGTTTGCGAAAATCTGACCTTACAAATAGTATGTTCTCTTTATCTTATTCGTTACCAACAGATGTATGTGTTAGCAATTTAGCCTTAAGCGCCAGTTCACTACCGGTTGGTGATATTATGCAAGCGAAATTCGCGGCTGCTAAAGTCACAACCAGGAGATGCAAAGACATTGGATATTATCAATATGCACCACCTGAATATACACCGCCGGAATTAGAACTGCCATCGTGGGAGCCGACGCCAGATTGTCTATCAGCCGCACGCTACAATGCGTATAAATTTGAATGGTGGGACTTAACGGATCCTAAATATCCATTTAGAATAGTGACTCCACCACGGCCAAATGAGCAATGTTGCCAGGAGCCGTTCTTCTGGTGTCCAAATGTTGGGGACAATCCATGCGGGGTCAACCATTGGAGATGTGGCGAGCTTGAAAAACTGCCATCTGGCGCCGCCAATGCGCAAGGACTCGCATGCGATGGTGAAGCTAAAGAGCCAATTCTGAAGGCCCCAAAACCACACCCACCAGAATGTGATTGTGATTGCGATAGCCCAATCACATTTGAGCTACAAAATGGTGGGATGCAATTAGATCAGATGGTGGTTGACGAATCAAATCGACTCCAATCATCTACGCAATATAGTGTTGTAGATGGAAGAACAGACACATACAAAGCCAACATAAAATCTAACGGCCCAGTTGATATTACAGTGCAGCTCGATTGGAAGCCAGAATTGTGCGGTGGTTCAAAAGAGCGTGATAATTGTCAGTATCAAGATAATTGTTCTGTCCATAGCACTATAATATTTGAGGACAATAACAAAAACGCCGAAATAAGCGGCGGCGGTGCATCTGAGCTATCGTCTATACCAGGTAATGTTACGTTTATGGTTAAGCCATTGTCTGGTGTAGATGTTGATATAGTTATAAATGTGATGATTAATGATACAAGATCGCAATGTTGCCGAGGTTATTCTATAAGAGTTACTTCTCAATATAAAGGAACCATAGAGACTTTAACGCAACAAGCGAATGTCCAGGTGGTAGATATCGGCTGGGGTAGATAACCAGTATTTAATCCGCATTATGAAGATCATCGTATGTGCGGACATTCACTGCGGCGTTCACAATAAGCTTGATGACTGCTTATGGTCAATGCGGACCATAAGACAATATGCGAGAGAAAATGGGATAGATGTAGTTATGGTGGCTGGTGATCTTTTCCACGATAGAGTCAATCTAAATATTAAAGTCATTTCTGATGTTGCTGACTTTCTAGATGAGACAAAGTATACTTATGGGCAAGAATGGGTAATGTTCCCAGGTAATCACGATATGTTTCTTCGACACACGTGGGACATTAATTCGTTACGTCCAATGAAGAGGCTGATGACATTAATTAACGATGTTGCATTGATTAAAATTGGCGGACGTAGATTTAGGATTATACCGTTCATCCAGAATGAAGATGTATACATGTCGGTGCTTGATTATTATGATGATAAGGCTGAAGATGGTGAGGTGCTTTTAACGCACGTTGGAGTATCTGGTGCAACATCTAATGTTTGTTTCCTGATGCAGCATTGGGGGGCCGTTAGATTTGACCAAACCAAATTTGAGAAGGTGTTTGCTGGCCATTTTCATTGTAACCAACAGATAGGCAAAGTATTGATTCCTGGCAGCCCATTACCGTTTAGGTTTGATGAGGGAATGGTTAGCCATGGATTTTACGAGTATGATATAGAATCGGGAGAAGCTAAATTTATCGATATTAAGATCGGCAATCGCTTAATTGGTGGCACTCCTCCACCAGATTTTATAACTATACTCGAGCCAGATGCTGCAGGACTTGACCTATCTAATTGTAACGTTAGAATTATGCTAGATACAACTAAGTCCCGTGACGAACTAAACGATATAAGAGCCAAATTGGAATCTAAAGGCGCCATTAAAATATCCTGGATAAAAGCCAAAGAGAAAGAATTGTCAAGCAATGCTGAAGCGCCGGTAGAGCCGACGTCGCTATTTGAAAAATATCTAATATATGACAAGCCCAAAGGACTCAATGAACAATTATTGATTGGTCTAAATAAGCAGATATTAGACGAATCATTTAGTTTAAAACCAGAATTAGAGGAAGACCATCAATAATGGGCAAGCTAACTATAAGCGATCTGGAAATTAGGAATTTTTTATCGTATGGTGATTACGATACTAATTTGCATATCGATGGCTTAGGACCAATTCTTATCGTTGGTAATAAAGATGATAGCGATGGATTTCAAGATAGTAATGGTAGTGGAAAATCAGCACTTACCACAGCTATAATATGGTGCCTATTTGGCAGAACATTTTCTAAAGATAAGCCTGGCGATAAGATTGTAAATTGGGATACTGGTGAAAATTGTGTCGTCACAATCAAGACTACTGACGGATGGGAAATTAGCAGGACCAGGAAAACGGAAGGAAGGAATGAGCTGTCGATATCGCTAAACGGTGAAGATAGAACGCTATCGACAACAACCAATACTCAGCAATTTATTGATGACTTATTTGGTCTTGATTTTGACATATTCGTGTCTAGTACATTTTTTGGTCAGTTTTCTAAGCCATTTCTAGAAATGGCAGATGCCAAACGTAGAGCTGCTTTGGAGAGATTGCTTAATCTTGATAGACTTAATCTGTGGGCTTCTGTTGCCAAGTCTAAAACTGAAAAAACTGAGCAGGCCGCTACCAAATGTTCAATTAGTCTATCTGCTTATGAGGCAGAACTAACTAGATTAAATGATCAATTGTTGAGAACAGTGGCTTTGAAGGATGAATATGATAAGACTAGATCTATTAAAATAGAAGAGTTTGAAAAACAGATAGTTAACAAGAAAAAAGAGCGTAATTCGATAGACGTGCCGGATATAGAGCGTCTAAAGATAAGGTGGGACGCAATATGTAAGATAGACGATAAGGTTAAGGAATATCAGCGTAAAGAATCAGCTATAAAGACCTCAATAATACAAAATAGAGAGAAGATAAATTCAAATAACGACAGAATAGCCAAATGCGTCTCTAAAGTTAATGGTGGAAAGAAATACGATATTGATCAATTGAAAAAGGAACATGTGATTAGCGCAGAGTTGTCAAAGAAGATTATTGACACCACCAGCGCAATAAACGTTCTTCGCAGAAAGATGATGGAGAAGGAAGTTGCATCACAAAATATTGAATCGTCAATTCGAGATTGGGACGCCGCATCTGGTACAATTTGCCCAAAGTGCAAGCAGAAGATAGGTAAAGAACACGCAATAGACATGTGCGGGCCGATGATTGATAATGTAAGTAAGCTTAAAATTGAAATAGAATCTATCGCATCAGATATTAAATTCCATGAAGATTTAATATTAAAGCTCCCTCCAATACCCAAAATAGCGTCGATTGAAGATGCAATTAAAATTAATTCGTCAATTCAAATGATGCTAGATGATATTGAGCATACGACTAGCGAAAATAATAGGCTATCATCTGACATCATCAAATATGAGGCTGACCTCATTGCTATAGATGATATGCTACGCAAAGTTGCCGAGCAGGCTAGGCAATCAACGCCGACAATTACGATAGATAGCGCAATGAGATTAAAGTCTCTGGCTGATTTGTTGGATCAATCAATATTAAATCTTAAGACACAAGTTGATTCGTTATCTATTGAGGCTAACCCACATTGTGGAACGATTGATCTAATAAAATCACAGATTGCTGGTATTTCCAAGAAAATTGGTGAGTCTGATGCTACTAGACTGAAATTTAATATGTTGTTTGAGCATCTATCTTATATCAAGTCGGCATATGGAGATAGGAACAAGATAAAGCAGTTTGTGCTAATGAACATGATGCCAATTCTAAATAGAAGGATTCAGTATTATTTGGAAGCATTTAGTTGCGATTTTGGGATAGAGTTTACACCAACATTATCGGTGTTACCGTCAAAGTGGGATTATGATCTATGCTCTGGTGGTGAGAGAAAACGGATTGATATGGCAATGATGTTTGCGTTGCACGATTTATTTATAAATATGTATGGGCAGCAATGCAATATAATGGTCTTAGATGAAGTTGATGGGGCGTTGGATAGTAGAGGTGTCGAATCATTCACAGAAGTTATTATGAACGATTTCTGTGGTAATTTAGACTCGCGTCCTAAACCAAGTACGATTATGATAATAAGCCATAAGACCGATCTTCTTGACGCGTTCCCATCTAAGATATCAGTTAGGAAGAGAGGAACCTTTTCTTACATAGAATCAAATATATAATATGGATCAAAGGACTCATAATATAATCCGTGCAGCGATGCTTGAAGAACTAGTCAAGCGTCTGTTGATAAGATTCTTTAAAGATAAAGGATTTTCTGAGCCATTCGATAATCCAGTATACCCACCAATAATGTTCGATGTACCATTTAGGATCCCAGAATTAATAACCAGCGTTGAGATTGTGCCATATGTCGATAGAATGGATCCAATAACCAATGTTGTAACTATAGGGTGGAATTTATTTGTTCTTGGCACCAACAGAATGGACCTTGGCACATCAACACACCCTAATTTAATGGAATTCAGAAGAAGTTTAATGGGATTCCACAACCCAAATCTTCCAAGCGAGATGAAGAAGACACCAAGAGATATAATAGACTTTATTATGTCAATAGTAAGCAGGAATAAAGGGTCGATATTAGAAATGCCTCCGGGCGTGCGTATTCCAGCTATGGCTCACTTCTTGCCGCCGTTGGGGCTTAATAAACCAATGATCGGCCCAACGATGTCTGGTAGTTGGTATGAGAAGAATAGGCCAGTATATTAGTCAATATCAATTAAGCCAGCTATTTTATCAACATCCTCGCCATATTTTCGTGGCTTAACTGTGTGTTTATCAATATATTCATATGAAATCTGAAAAGCACCACTAAATGCCTTACCCTTTGGGATATTTTGAATAATTTCTGACCTTAGTCTATTACCCATTTGTATTTCTGGTATCCATGCCTTCTTGGTTATGCGTATGCGTCTTTTGGCAGAACCAGCAATTATAGTAGTGGTATCGCCTACCTTCAATTCATCTTGCAATTGATATGTAATAGTTTTACTTCCAGATTCGACACCATCTTCATACGATGGTGGTACTTCTATTACTATTGCCATGTTCACCTCAAACGCTAATTTATGTTTGAGGAGAGTCCGGTCCCATTCCAAGTGCCAGCATTTGCATCCTGATGATAGAATCGAATTTCTTTATTTCGTTTGGGTGTATGCCAAGGTAGCTTGCCACATCTGATCTCTTCGGATGATTGCCAAACTTTTCGTCGAAATCCAGTGGTGGACACGCCCTTAATTGCACATATTCTACGATCTTTGGTGGTAATCTACTAATAAGCTCCCTCATTGCATCACTACTGAATAGTGAGTTTAAGTTGGTAGCCGTCTTGGTTTTGTCAGCGATTTGAGATTCAAGGACATCTCTGACGGTTTGATCGCTGTCTTGATTATATTGGTCGTCAAATGACTTAGTCTGTATGTATTGAGCGTCTACAATACGTCTCGATATGGTTGGGGTCATACCGATTGGTTTGATGTAGATTCCCTCTCCCTCCACCACTTTGATATCAACATTGAGTGCAATGAATTCGCGTTTCAACTCTCCAATTTTGGTCACGATCCACATCGGCAATAAACCGGTTGAAGTCTTGATCATCGAAGCGTTGTTTACAACCTCGTACTTGATTGATTCCTTACCAGACGAAAACAACGATGTTATGATTTGTAGCGCGACGGCGTCAGCGCTACCCTTAATTATTTTGGGAGTTTTGGACATGGGTCTTTTATTCTCCTTGATGATCTGTCCGAAGAGTTCCCATCCATAATTCTTGACGAGTTTTCTCATCTGTGAATCGTCGAAGATTACTTCCGGGTTGGTTCTCCGGGACCTGATTATTAGATGAATCGGCTTAACCGCAGGCAGCACAACCATCTGCGGATCGAGTTGAGAAGGCGAATACTCGTCTTTCAACTCATTATATGCCATCCTCATCACTTCTGGGTCCGACCCTATCACCAATGGTTGCGGGTCACCCATGTGAATTGACTCAGGCGTCACTTTACCGATTACAACTTCTAGCCCTTTGTCCCGGCCTTCGACGATGCGGCAGATGTCGCCAATTTTGGCATTTGTTTGGCTAAAGTCGCCATTGATTTTGGTTCTATGGCTTTTGGCCTTAGGTGATGCTGGTCCAAAGATAACGTTATTATCTTTAATGATGACGAATCTTGTTGATTCATCAGGATTAGTAAGCAATGCTCGTACGTTGGTTGTGATATCGATAGTTTCTTCGGGCGTGCAGATGTGTAAGATATGTTGCGGTGGGATGGGCAGTATTTCTTCGGCAGATATAGCGATATTATCACCTATCTCAATTACATCTCCATTATATAGCATTGTCTTTTTTCTTGCAATATGGCCGTTGATCGTGGCCTTGCCGAACATTCTGCATTCCAGTGGTACATGATATGTGAGAGACAATACGGCACGCCACGTTGATATCCAGAATTCAGTTTCAGCAACATCCTGCGAATCTAGATACTCACCCTTAATGGTTCTGGCCAGTTGTCTTTTGAATTTACCTTTACTTGATGCAATCTCAGGGTCGTTAATCATTTTAACGGTGATTTGGTCTACATCAAGGCTCTGATCGCGGTTAAGGTTCTTTGACGTATAATTGACCAAACTACCTCTGAGACATAACCGTGCAACTTGCATCTTGTTTCCCTCCCTCTTAGATGATATAATGCATTTTTAATATTGCCATGTATTTTAACAATATTTAGGAGATGATTATGAATTATGTATCTTCAGAAGAAATCGAACGAAATTGGTCTAAATGGAAAATAGAAAAATGTGATAGCGCGTGGGAAGGGCTCCAGCAACAGGTTTATAAGATCTGTATCGGAATATCAACTAAATTCAGACCAAAAGATGAAGAAGAGCACGCCGATCTAGCACACGAAGCATTTATTTTGACCATGGATAAGATTAAAGACGGTAGACTCACGTTTGATGATAGAGCACCAGTATTCAATTTACTAACCACGACTATCTTCAGACATTTATACAGCTTAAAGAACAGAGACGCCCGCAGAAAGACAGCCATAATTAAATACGCAAAAAGAGCTTTATCCAACGTGGACATCAAAGATCAGCTGTCATCGACGCAATTAAATCATATCTGGGGCTCTCTGTCAACTATTGACAAGACTGTCATCACATAACATATTCAAAAATATATATGATATGAATTTAAAAGTTAATCCAATATTCAAACCAGTCAGAATTATAAAAGTATCGTCCATATCACAATCAATTTCACTACATCCAAAGGGAGCTGTCAAAATACCTACAGTTTATAATAGGGTGCCAGCAGTAAAACCGCAGCAGCACGTCATTATAAGAACGCCGCCAAAGTCATCATTGGCGCCAACCATCACCAAACCAAGATCGTCTGTGATACCAAATCAAGTTTCAATAATAAGACCTAAGACAAAAGAGAGAACCCTAACTCAGGTGCGCCCAAGTCATCTTCGTAAAGCACAGGACGCGCTTCTCGGGAAGCACTTAGATAAGATAAGAAACCTACGAGGGATTGGGCATAGCAGAATTTTGGTTATCTTAGCATGTGGGCCATCTATCAATCAAGCTCCTCTTGATAAGTTGCTTGGGCACGTTAAAATAGACATTATGTGCATCAATAAACCAGAGTTAAGAGTCTGGCCAAGCAAATATTGGATATTCTGTGATCAATCACAATACAATAGAAATCAAGAATTTTGGTCTAGCTACCAAGGAACAATTATTAACGCATCTTCGGTTAGGGCCACACATCCAAATCAAATTATGGTTAAGACGATGGCTGGTAAGGGGTTCTCACGCGACCTAACTAGAGGATTCCATATTGGGCGATCAACGACGTACGCCTCGATGCAAGTCGCATTGTGGATGGGGTATGAAAAATCATATATATTCGGATGTGACATGAGTGCAGTTGATGGCAAATTGCACAGGTATGGACAGAATCCAGACGTATCAAATGAGAATAGAATTAAACGATTTGAAAAAGAAGCTGAGCATTACGATTATGCTATTAGCACCCTTAAGCCAGAGGAGTTAGCGAGATTTACATTCTGCTCATCACACAATAAGTTTAAATTTGTCTCGAGCTTTGAAAATTTAGATCAAATTGGAGCGGTAGATGTTATTTTGAATCGAGCCAATGAACTGTTGACCAAAAAGGAAACTGAGGCGCAAAAATAATTAGTAAAACAGGAGGTAGTCATGGCAAAGAAAACCAATTCACCAAGAATGGGTCAGCAGACCAAAACATCCGCCAAAGGAGGCCATGGTGGTGGCGTAAAATATGGGATGGTAACGCTTGGCCCAGGATTTACTAAGCCGAAGCCCGCTGGCATTAATCGTGGAAAGTCAGTTTCTAAACTACCACAGCCGAAAAGCGGGTTTGTAAAAAGCATTTCCGAGGGAGCCATAGCAAGGCCAAGTGTTGTTTTTGGCCGTGGTTTTGGGATGAACCCATTTCTTATGGAAGCCAAGAAATGGGGCCAGACGGCGCTGAAGAAGGCAGATAAGCCGCCATCTAAGGGCGGGACCAAGGGGTCACTTAGGAAAGCATTGGGCAAGAAGAAGGGTCAAAAAATTTCTAGGACAGAACTTAAGAAGACGATTGATAGTTCCAAGACCACGCCAAAGGTAAAGCAGAAGGCGCTTGCGATCTACAACCTTGGTGGTGGTAAGAAGGGAAAGAAAAGTAAGTAGTTTATGCATGCGCGGTCGTATTTGACTGCACATGAGCATACTACACAACACCACCTGCTATCTTGCAGGGCCAGTTGAACACGATTTAATGGCCAGCTCTTGGAGAAACGAGCTGGCCATTAAATTATCGGCGATTGGGATAAAAGTATATGATCCATTAATCAAGCCAAAATGGTTCCCATCATCATGTCGCATTAATCCTGCTGTGTATAGGGAGGTTCTGCGGGACGGCCCCGCAATTGCTAAGACAATATGTGGTGAGGACAACTTCACCACCATCAATGTGCGCGATGTATTCACGGCTAATGCTTATATGCGTAAAGTATGCTTGAGAATTGTTAGTGCTGTGGATTGGGTTATATGCTATTTGCCAATCAAACCAACTTTTGGGACTTGTGAGGAGGTATACGACGCCATATATGAAGGCAAACCAGTGTTGTTTTGTTGCCCAGACGGAATTCCTTCAACATGGATATTGGGCGCGGCATCAACAGCCGATGATTATAGCAACGTTTTCTTCAAAGACTGGGATAGTCTATTAAAGCATGTTTTAAAGATAGATAAAGGGTTAATTAAACTAGACCCAGTCAAATGGATTTTCCTAACGTGGCGTCGAGAAGATCTAGAGCGAATGAACGGAGGAAACAATGTTTAATATTACATCACACCTAGAAATCAACATGTTAAAACCAGACGTCGATCACAATGCAGTCACCAATTTTGCCGTGAAATATAGATGCCCAGCTGTTGTTATTGCTCCAGAATTTACCCCAATGATGTTAACCGACAGATCGACCAAAGGAGGGCAGTTTAAATTAATAGCAGCCATTGACTTTCCAGACGGGAAGAATTTCGCAACAGATAAGCTTAAGACGATCAACCCAATGACCCTTCGGGTTGAGGGCATTGATATATTACTGACCAGTAAAAAAACTCAAATCGAAACATCTAATGAGGTCAAAGCTATTGGTGAATTAATGAGAAGGGTTAATCCTCTTATTGAACTTAGGTATGTGTTCGGGTATTATACAAGAACCAAAGAAGAAATCGACAATTTCACCAAATCATGCGACAAATATCCACCACACATGATTAGAATTGATCAGCACCTTGTTATCCCTAATGTTGGGGCCAAAGAACATGCAATAGCTATCGAGAGAATTCGAAGCATGACAGCTAGACCACTAAAGGTGTCTGGTAATATAGACGCGACCATGATTGATGAGCTACTAAAAATCGACAATAGACTAGTGTTTGATGTAACACTACAACAAGCCCTCCACATAACCGGTGAATTGGCAGCCAAAGCGGTTAATGCCGCTAAGTGATAAAGGAGATATCATGCGCTTCGACACAAATAAAGTTTTTGAGCCAGGCAAGTTGACGATCTGTATGGACGCAAGCGCCGGGAGCTCTGGCAAAGGCAAGGTTGCTTCGTTCATGTGCGAATACGCCGACAACTGGCAATTCTGCTGTAACGCTTTTTCGGCTCAAGCAGGTCACTGGGTTAGATTTCCTGGGAAGGCTTATTTCTACCAAACACTTAACAGTTGCGCGTATTTAGACCAATATGAAAAGATGTATATTGGACCAGGATCGTCAATAGAACTTAAGGCATTCTTCAGGGAGATCGAAGAGAACAACATTAAACCCAAACGCTTAGGGATGCACCCCCTTGCCACCATAATTCAAGATAAAGACTCTGCATTCGAGAGAGGCGAAGTCGACTTTGATGGCAAGCCGACCAAGCACGAAGGAACAATGAAGGCTGGATCGACCTGTCACGGAGTTGGAGCATGTAGGGCGAGGAGAGTATTAAGACGCGACGACGTGCTGATTGCCAAGAATATTGAATCACTCAAAGAATTTATTTGCGACACATCGGAAGAGATAATGGCCAGGCTCGACCGTGGTCAGTCTGGCCTTCTTGAGATAGCACAGGGGTTTCAGTTAAGTCTAATGGGACCGATGTACCCGCATTGTACATCTAGGAATGTTACTGTGGCTGCTGGGTTTGATGATATGATGCTTCCTGTCAGATATGCCGGTAATGTGGTTCTTAATTGCAGGACATTCCCAATCAGAATTAATAGCAATAAGTATCTTGACGAATCTGGGAAGCATTTAACCTGGGAAGAAACGCAGAGATATAATCAAACTGGTAGGAAAGTCACGATATATCACGGTGACTCTGGACCTGGTTATGGCGACCAAAGGGAAATATCGTGGGATGATGTTACGAAATCTAGCGGATCGCCAATACCAATAATCGAAATGACATCAGTGACCAAGTTACCAAGGAGAGTCTTTACATTTAGTAAAGAGAATCTAATACAAGCTATTAGGTATAACTCGACGCTTGGGAAGACATTTATATCGGTTAATTTTGCAAATTATGTTGACTATGAAATGACTGGTAAACATGGCAGGCTAACTGGATCTTTAATGCGCCCACACCAAAACAACATTGTAACTAACAAATTCGCGATGTGGGCCGATGAAAATATAATCCCAGTCTTGCGTGAAACTAAAGCCGAGCTAATATATGTTGGGACCGGCGCACAATTAGATGAAATGATTGTTTGCGGATAGGATTATATCATGAATATAGTTATAACTGGTGGAGCTGGATACATTGGATCTAAACTTACTGGGTTTCTGTTATGTGCTGGTCATGATGTTACGATTATAGACAAAATGATGTTTGGCGGCGAGCACATGCTGCCTTACGTGTGCTTCGGCAGTAGATTCAACATGATAGCTGAAGATATTCTCGAAGCAGATTTAGCCTCAGCCTTCTCAGATGCCGATGTAGTTATCCATCTAGCGGCTCTAGTTGGCTTCCCGATTTGCCAACAGGTTGGTAGCCAAGTTGCAAGAGCATATAATGTTGATGGTACAAAGAGAGTTTATGGGGCTGCTTGCGAGTCAATGGTGCCAAGGATCATATTCGCATCCACATATAGCAATTATGGGTTATCATTAGATAACTCGCCAGTGACTGAGGAGTCGCCATTAAACCCGCAATCACTCTACGCGGAAACCAAAATTGAAGCGGAGAGATTCTTACTAGACCATAAGGATGACATATGCAAACCACTAATATTTAGGTTTGCCACATTGTTTGGCACATCGCCAAGGACCAGATTTGATCTCATAATCAATCAATTTGTATTGGACGCAATAACCAAAGGCAAGATAACAATATATCAACGTGACTATAGGAGATCATTTTGCCACATATTTGATATTATTAGAGCCATAGCTATGGTTCTCGAGTGGCCATCTAACAAATTCGATGGTCAGATATATAACGTCGGATCAGACTCAAATAATCTATCTAAAGAGCAAGTTATAACCAAGATCAAGTCTATAATTAATGTTGAAGTTGAATACAAGGACTTATCGTTTGGCGGAGACATGAGAGACATAACAGTATCGTTTGCTAAGATTAAATGTGCGGGGTTTGACACCATCGTTGATGTCGATGATGGAATTAAAGAAATTATTCACATCATAAAAAGCGGTATAATTAAAGATCCATATAGCGATAAGTACAGAAACGCGCAGTTTATCGTAAATTAATCATAATAACTTGCTTCAGTTCGCCAATAAATATCTTAACTTCATCGTCTGACATATCTTTCTTTAGCCGCTTAATTCCTTCACATATTAGGCGAGTATTATCCTTTGTGAAATCTTTTGTGTTGTCTATCTTATCAATTCTTACTCCTAATAATGAGTGATCTTTTTCAAGCCGCACACCACTTAATGCGCATAACCCATTCTGCGCATTTAATAGTTGGTTAAAGAATTCCGAACTCACATCAAATTCGGCATCTTTTTTCATATAGACTCTCTTTGTTGATGATACTAGTTCTGCCACAAATCTCTTTTCTGCTGATTTAGGCTTTGTTTTGCGCTCGACATTATTTCTTGACCGCCATTGGCTCCACCTTACTCTTCTCGCTTTCTTATATGATTGATCTTGGTTCCTCTTTTTGTTATACGCAGATATGATTTCAAGTGCACATGGTCTACATCTATTGAGGTGCCTATAGAACGGCACCTTGTCATCTGTCGTACCGCATATATTACAAACGCGCATTTTCACGCAAATATAAAGTGAAGGTTGGACGCATTTGAAATACTGAAAGTAAGGAGATCGAGAGATGGCCAGTCAGCCAGCAAACGTGGACATCAAGGTTTTTCAAAGGGTGCGGTCGTTCAGGCAGATGATTCGCCACGAGAACGTCAAGGCCATGTGCAACCGCATGCGGCCTCTCGTGATGGCCATTCCTGGACGTGAGACTCAGATCATCAGTACCTTCGATGGGGACGCGAACATCGTGCAGACGAACCTTACTTCTAATCGGCGTGGGCTGCCTGTGGTCCGCTACCTCAGGCCGGTGGTGCCTTTCTCGACGGCTGTGGAAAATATCGCTGGGCTCAACTTCCCAGTGGTCATCGGGCAGGACAAGATGCTCGAGAAGTCTACGGCCAACGTGCACGACGACCTCTTCAAGAACACCCAGGATCTGCTCACGAACACCAACTATCGCTAACCACCCAACGGCTGAGATGGGGGAGGGAGACCTCCCCCATCTCTGGCTGGCGGTCTTGGTTGCGATGGTTATGGGTATGGGCAATCTGGGCCTACACAACAAGAGGGAGCCATTTGGCTCCCTCTTTCTATATACCAACATCAAATGTAAGATGTAAAACTATGAGACATAATGGATGCTATAAATAAAATTGCCAGGTTAATAACCGAAGACCCAGACATTCAAGCAGATGTAACTGGGCCACGGAATTTGTTGACGCACTATGACGATACATTACTAGCAATGGCTGAGATAGAGGGAGAAGGTTGGCTTGATCGTCAGTTTGAACGACCAGATGAATATTCTGTCCCAGGTGCTCTAAAAGAGGTGCAAAGGAAACAACGAGAATTTAAAGAATGGCAGCCAGATCCAGAATATCCAAATATAAACCACCAGATCTAGATGACACAATTGCTTTGACGATTTATGGCGCTGGTGGCTGGAACAGGTATATTGTACGTGGGACTGGTGAGGTTATGCTGTCAGGGATGCACGCCAGTTCAAAATCCATCAAACTAGCTAAACAGCTTGGATTTAGGATTTTCTAATGAACTGAGGCGCATCGTGGATCTTGTTAATAAAATTGCTAGGTTAATAACCGAAGATCCTGATGTAATAAATGAATCTGAAACCTTTTCAATTGATAAATTAGCAGAAATAAGCGACAAAGCACTAGATGATGCGTACCATTATGGGCGTAGTACACCTGGTAATAATTTTGGTTGGTTGGCCAATGTTGAATCAGCAAGAGAAGCTTCAAAAGTGATTAGCGCTGGTGAAGACGATATTGAAAGTATAGCTAGTGCAATTCATGATGGATGGAATAAGACGGCGATGGCCGACTATAAAGGCGAACTATCTCTTGATGTGCCAACACCACAAGCTAAAAAAGAAAAGAGATTTGGTTTAGCACAAAAAACATATGCGCAATTGCCAGAAGAGGAAAAGGAAAAAGACAGGGTAGTGGCACGGGCTATATTTGGCGCAATAAAAGGAAATAACCTCGGTGAGAACATTGATGCCGATTCCGGTTGTGCTCGCGCCCATGCTGAGGTTTAGGCCAGTGCCGGCCCCTGCGTCGTCATCGACCGGAGCGACGTGGCCTCCCTTGCCGTACACCGTGTAGAACGGCTGGCGTCTGACGGGCGTCAAAGCCCGCCGGCTTGATGGTAGGCGTCTCGGCTGGCACGACCAACCTCGCTCGGTCTCAGAGAAGCTTGGGCACTGGCCGCCCGCAACTCGGAAAAGGAGTTTTCTACCCCTGCGAGCCAGACACTCGAAGGGAAGGCCGACGTGCTTGTCGGCTTCCTTGTACTTGGGCTGGCCGGGCGCCGAGCTCGCAACGAAGGTCCGCGGTTCCGTGCAGGTCCGCGTCTTTGAGGCGGCGTTCAACTTCGTCGAGCAACTCCCGTACGACTTCCCCGCCGGGGTCGGGCAGCAGATGGCTGCACGTTCTCATTTTCACGGTGTCCATGATTCCTCCAGAACTATCCGTTTGTCATGCCTTCTTCCGTCCGCAGCTCGGGCAGATATCGCTCGGGCACCGTCCACTATTGCCACAGACTTCCTCAGAGTACCCACACCAGAAACACCGCCAAATCCTCGTGGTAATCGAGTACATTGCAAGTCACTCCAAGAGTTAGATCGTGTAGTATTCTCCAGGTCCGGTTGTAGCTGAAATATATCTTATCGGTTGCCAATACCGCATCTCAATCAAAAAGCACCCACGACTGTTTCTAAGAAACACGGCTTCTGGGAATACAAAAAAGATCATATATGTTCACTCCTCTTCAAGTGCGAAGTTACTTCGTCTGGCCGTAAGCGCAATCAGCGCATACCATCGCTCGCTTATCTCCGATAAAGTGCTGTCCGCATTTTATGCACTGACTATGATAGTCACCCGGAGCCCATCTACCGTACTTGGGTCGATCATCCTTCTGGGCTATATCGTTTCTCGTTGTCATGATGGCCCTCACTTTAGTCTCTCGACGGTAGTGGTGAGCACCTTGAACATAAACAAACCATCTATGCCGGTGCATTGGGCCTTAGCCAACTGTTCCTCCAGAAGCCGTAGGCACATCGCCTTCGCCTTTTCAGGATCTTCGCACGTCGTTCCCGTGGTGAAACAGCCAGTTATGATGACTTCGTGCATGTCGTCTCCTTTCACACTCCTATCCGTTTGTCATGCCTTCTTCCGTCCGCAGCTCGGGCAGATATCGCTCGGGCACCGTCCACTATTGCCACAGACTTCCTCAGAGTACCCACACCAGAAACACCGCCAAATCCTCGTGGTAATCGAGTACATTGCAAGTCACTCCGATTGTCTGATATTTGTTGGATTCGGAAAGATAACGCTCGGTGGACACTTCCCAGTCTTCTTGAATTCCCTTTTGATCTTGGCAACCTTTGCTCGGTCAGGCAGGGCCTCAACGATGGCCGCTCCAAGCGGAGTCAGCCGGAAACTTAGCTCTTTCGATTGGTCCTTGCCAAACGGGATCATCATTCACCTCGTCTCAAAAGTCATCCCGCGTAACCCGCTTCTATCGCCTTCGGCAACTTGGTGACACGCCTCCTGTCTGTTCCGTGTCTGGAACAGTATCCCGGAAGTTCTCTCCGCAACTTCGCCACGAAGGAGCATCCGCACGTTTTGTACTCCTCCATCCAGCGTCCCTTTTCTTCTTTCTTCTCATCCATTGCAGTACCCCTGTAGAGTTAGGGCTTTACCTTCGTCAACCTCTCTACCTCTGCTTTGGCTTTGTTGTATGCAGTCATCCATTCAACAGCGGCCCGCTCCAGCCTGTCCCTGTCAGATATGGTTCTCTCTAATGCTCCAGTTAGCCGCTCAATTTCGCGCAAGGGATCTGCTCGACCAGCGCAAAATGCGGCATAATGAGATTGCCGACCATGGGGCTCGGTCGGAATCAGCATTAAAGCCTCTCTCCACCAATCCTCGAACTCGATCATCGTGTCGCCTCCCAATTCACGTCAAAAGTTAAAGGGACGGTCCCGAGTCGAACGGGGTGCGCTGTTGCAGGGCATCCGCGATTCTGCATGGCCCAGCCTCAGTCATTACCTTACGACCTCCGTCCCGTATGCCCCGACCGACAAGGCCGGGGCGGATACTCGCCCCTGCGAGAATTGGGTTCTATTCAGAACATTTACGGAAGTTAAACCCTATTCCCCTCAGAATCTGTTTTGCGTTCGCCATCGTGAGCATCGAGATGCGCTTGCTTCGCCGCAAGCCATCCCGCGAAGAAGTCTCTTAGCGCCTTCGACTGCGCTACGCAAAGATCTCCGCACTTTTCGTCGGCATCACGAATACAAGTGGCGCATAGAACCGTATGACACGCCCTGGCGAAAACGAACGGCTGGCCCTCGTAGCTCCCGCAGGCTTCGCATTTCATGACCTTCCTCCCGTTCACAAACACGTCCAGGTTGGACATCAGACACTCCATTCAAACTGCATCAGCCTTGCGTCCGCTTATGCGAGCGATCAATGCTTGGATTTGATCGTGCTCCGGTTCCCATCCC